CTTAACCGCCTAACTAAGAAACCAATTCTGTGCCAGCCACCAAGCCAGCGATAGGGCTGGCCTCGGCTGTCCTCAACGCTACGTTGATGGGCGTCTGTACAAAGGGCGCTGTCTTCTCAGCCAGCGAAAAGGCTGCTCCGTAGGCTGCACGCCCAAGCAGTTTGCGATTCGGGTCTTTTGCCTTAACGGCCAGTGTTCTTTTCCAGCCTACAACCTTACGAGCGGTTTCGCCCCTAGTCCTGAACGTAGAGAGCTCGCCCTGGGCGATAGCCTCCAACATCATTTCGGGCGTTAATTCGTTTTGCAGGATCTCAGCGGCCCTTGCCTCGATGTTCTTAACACCCTTCACGCCCAAGTTGATGGCCTGGACCCTGGCCTGCTCCGCCAGGGACCGGCGCACGGCGAAGTGCGTGAGCATGGCGTCTCCCGCACCCAGCGCACCGAACACGGTCTTGTGGAACGCCTGCATCCCGGCGTCGAGCACCTTGGGTATCTGTGGAACGTGCCTCAACAGCGGCGTTTTTTCCGCCAGCTTCTCTGAGACATGGCCGAACATTCTTTGGGCCAGGTCGATGTTGATCTGGTACTTGGCCTGGTCCCACTTCTCTGCCTGGCCTATAAGCGGGTTGCCCTTCATCACCTCTAGGGCGTTTATGTACCCGTCGCGGGCTCCCTCTGCCGCCGCACTTAACCGCGCCTTGACGCTACCCCAGCTCTTGGTCCTCTCCGAAGCCAGCCCAGTGGACGACACCAGGAAGCGGTCCACCAGGGAGGCGGGGATGTCCTTGAACTCCTCCAGGAACACGTTGGTGGCCGTACTGAACAGGTTCATCATGTGGGTGGGGATGCCCGACAGCATCCCAGCCTTGCCCAGCGTGACGATCTGTTCGGCTATACCGGACTTGTTGAGCAGCCCCAGAAGCTTGATCAACCCCGCTTTGTCCTTGGCCTCCGTCAGCCTTACGATTTCATTTCTCACGCTGGTGGGGACAGCGGCAGGGTCTCCCGCGATCTTCGACGCCCTCATCATCCAGACCCCAGGGTCCATCGTGTTCTGAGCCAGGATCTTGGCCGCGTTGAGGACCCTGCCTGCCTCTGATATCGCTGGCATATAGTCGGTTAGTAGCTTGTTGACCTCTCCTTCGAGCACCGCGATCTCAGTCTCAAGGAGTTTCGCCTCTTCTGAGCCAGGGGACATTAGCCCCTTGTTCTCGCCTTCCTTGATCTGCTTGTACAGCACCGCGACCCGCTCCGTGTTGGCCTTGATGACACCACGAGCCGCCAGCAACCTCGCGCCAGACTCGCCCATGCGCCCCTTCTGGCCTCTGAGGCCCTCAGCCAGGTCTTCGGGGTCTAGGTCGAAGAACTCCTTGGCCATCGCCTTGGTCTGTGCCCAGGTGAACACTGTCGCGGGGTCCAGGCCCGTTGTGTTCACGATGTGCTCGACCATTTCCGCTAGCTTGCTTTCCAGCTCTTTCGGATCGAGCCCGAACTTGCCCATGTTGACGAAATCGTTGGCGTCGAAGTCGTCTGCGTCGGGACCAGGCACCGACGGCAGGTCTTCTTCGGGTATGGGCCTGGGCTGGGCCCCGCCAGCGGTGGCTTCGGACGCCTTGACCTTCTCTATGGCCGCTGTGACTTCAGCGTCCGAAGCGATCTGGACGGTTTTCCTCTTGCCGCCGGCCAGCCTCACTACATCAAACCTTCTGGCTAGGGATGCGCCCCCACCCGCGAGGGCCGCGCCCAGGACCGCACCCCCGATTGGGCTGATGGGGTCATCTGGATCCATAGCCCCATATGCTAGGCCAGCCGCTCCGCCCGCCACTGAAGGTTGGACGAACAGCTTGCCTGCTACCCCGCTCGCACCTACAGACGGTAGTGCGTCAGGGGGGCCCTTGAGTTTTTTGGGATCTACAGGGGAATCTACAGGCTCCGCAGGAGCTCTAGTATTCTCGACGACTTCGTTGGCTTCTCGCTCGATTCCGTCGAGTCTTTCTCTAAACTTCGCGTCGATCTCATCGAACTGCCCCCGAACGTTATTACGCTGGGATTCGAGAAAATCGGATGCGATTCGTCCAGCACCTTCATCGGCGTCGGCTTGAACTCTGGCCTTCTCGAAGGCTTCGTCCCATTGTCCTTTGCCATAACTGCCTCCTAAGAGTTCTCCATCGGTTCTCGCGAACCCCATGTCGTCTACGTCGGCGATCTCGTCCCAAAACCTTCCGCCCTCAAAGTCACCCAACGCCCTTTGGACATTGTCCCAGAACGCCTGGGGGGCTCCCCCCGAAAAATCGGTGAAAAGGAGCACGTCGCCTGACTGAGTGAAATTAACATCTTTTAGGGCAGATGCCAGGGGGTGTTCGGGGTCGTCGGTTATGGCCTTGAAGTGCCTAGCCAGGTCGTCGGCCACGTCTATGCCCATGAACTCACGGGTCACGACCTGTACGCCACTTAATTTGCCGTCCAAGTTAGTCGGGTTTCCCGGCAGGTCTTTGGCGGCCAGTACTGCTTCCCTCTTGTTCGGCCTGAAGGTAGATGTAAAGACTACGTCCTGCTCCAACAGGTCGCCCATGACTGACGCAATCAGCTTTACGGTCGATGGCGGCGTGTTGGGCGGTAGCATGAACGGCAGGTTGGAGTTCCACTTGCCCGCCCAAGTGCCACCCCTACCTAGCGTTTCCCCTTTTGCTATGCTCGCGGCTCGCTGAGCTCCACGAACCGCCTTGGTAAGGGGGTGCGTGACCCCTAGCGCCCCCGCGAGGTCCCCTTCAATGCCTAGTTCTTTGGCCAGCTTTCTTAGTATAGGCACAACCACCTTGAAGCGAGCTTCGCTGTACTCGACTCGCGACTTCACGTCGGCGGTGCCGTCGGTCATTCTTTTGATTCTGCCAGCATTCGGGGAAGGCATGGCCTCAGATAGAACCTCAGTCACGCCTTCCCTGACCCCCCTCTCTATTCCGGCTACCCTGGTTAAAGCCGCCCCCATGACGTCCTCGAACGAGTCGCTGCCCTGGGCCTTGCCGCCCATTGCCTGCACCCAGTTATCCCTAAACTCTACCCAAGTCGCCGCCTGGACCTGAGCTGGCGTCCACTCCCGCCCAGTCTCTGCCGTGAGCTCCCTGGCTATATGGCGGATCTCTTCCCTGGCTTGGGAATACCTCAGCCCATCGTGTCCGATACCAGCCGCGTCCTTATGGGGCTGAATGTCTTCGAGCATACGCCACATCCACACGTCTATCGTTACCGCGTCCTCGTCACCAAGTAAATTTTGAGCAAAGCTCCAGATTTTAGGTGTGTCCAGTTCTTCCCCGGCCAGCGCCATCTTGGCCTTTGCTTTCTTGACTGGCATCACACCCTTGATGGGCTCGCCACGCTTAACACGTTTCCAGTTGAGCGCCGCCTCGATCAGGTTGGTTTTGGGGTCGGTGTTAGGACTGAACGTGGCCAGGAAGTTGACGAACTCATCGAACTCTTCGTCTGGGACCAGATCAGCCAAAGCCAAGGCACCCCTGCCTCGTGAATACCACTTCCTGGTCTTGGGCATCCCCAGGGCTCGCCGCCACAGCGGATCTCTGGCGTCGCCCCTGATGGCTATCTCCTTGAGGGCTTCCCTGTCGGCCTTCATCCACTCCGGCCTATTGTTTCTGCCGTCGTAGGTGTCCCTGATATCTATGGTCCTTGGCGCTTCACCAGACCCCGCTTGCTTGCGTAGGAAGGCTGAATAGGCCTCCGTGTCGTCGGGGTCGATGCCCAGTGCCCTGACCTCCTTCTCCTTGAGGCCAAGTTGGGCCCTGGCTTCGTTGTTCAGCAGCGTTTTGGTCTTCTTGGCCCTGCCCGTGGGGGTGACCGCAGCCCTGCCTTCGGCGTCCACACCCCTTACGGCCCTGTCTATGGCCTCCAGCTTGTTTTCCTTGGTCGTCCTTTGGATGACGCCTTCCAGCTCAACCTGGGTTTCGTCCCTCCTTGCTGGCGCTAGCTCGTCCAGCACCCCAGGCTCTTCTCTGATCGTCGGCACCTCTCCCACCTTAGTTGGGTCTATGCCTGAATCGACACCCTCAAACCCTAGCTGCGGTGCCCTCTCTATCTCGCGCTGCGCTGCCTGCTGTGCCTCAAATTCTGGCCGTCCGCGAGCAACGTCGCGTTGAAGGTCAGATCTTATGCCCAGCTTGGCATCCCTTTCTGCCGCCATTGCAGGCCCTCGACCCCACCGCTGGCTGCCGGCATCCCATACGGCACCGACACCCCTACCTACCTCCCCGGCACCCCTGCCAGTGGCCGTGACCGTACCCATACCCCCGCGCAGGCCAATGTCCAGTATCCCACCCAACGCCATATCGAACGCCGCCCTCCCGGTGGCGGTCTCAGCGGCCCTGCCCGCTACCTCATTGATATAGTTAGCCCAGTTGTCGATTGTCGGGTGGTTCGCTAAAAAGCCTTCGGGATCCTGTCTGTAGCGTTCCAGGAAACCGGGCGACGTGAACTGGTTCACCATGTACGCCGCTGAATCGATGTCGCGCTGGGTGGTGACTACGTCTACCAAACCAAACGCCGCTACGTCGGTTCCTGCCTGTTTGAAGCTGTCAGCGATCCGCGAACCCCACTGAGCTATTACGCCTTTATTGCGGGGGGGCACCCACCTGATAGCTGGCGCTAATATCCCCGCTCCACGCAGGGCACCTTTGACCACAGCGCCGCCGGCTAGGAACTTGGCCCCTTCCGTTACCAGCGCCCCCGTGACCTGCCCTCCCGTCTGCCACCCTGGCTTTTCGCGGACCTGTACATTGGGGTTGACGACGGAGTAGTAGCCCCTGTTCATGTCTTCCCGCTGTTTGTCCGACTGCTCATAGAACACGCCCGACAGCTTGCCAGCTTGCTCGGCCAACCACCCCAAGGGCTTGTCCAGTCCCTGGGGCAGACCGGCCAGGCCGCCCAGGCCGCCAGTACTGGAGAAGTCAGACGCCCCCCTCAAGAGCTTCTCCGTGACACTCAGGGCTCCGCCCGTCGTGTACACGGCAACGTCTGCGCCACCCTGAACCACACCGCCTCCGAAAAGTCCTGCGTTCTCAAGCTTCGAGCGTTCGTTGAGACGCACCAGCATCTGCTTCTCTTCATCCCAAACCTCAGCCCCACCCATCAACTCACGGTGCCTTGCTTCGCTCACGCCTTCGGGTCTCCCCGTGCCTGGCCCGCCTAGATCGGGTTCGGGCACACTTCGTATCTCTGATATGGGGCGGGGCGGCTGGCGTAGGGCTGGGGCCGTGGGAGGCACAAAGGTGGCGTCTTGCTGAGCCATAAGACGACGGGGGGGGCCTGCCTGGGGCACAGACTGCCCCGGCTCTATCCCCGCCTCTAGATTCTGCCTGCGGATATCCTCTCTGTTCGCTAACAGAGCCCTGGTGGTCTCACTAGGAGCTCGTGGGGGCTCCCCTGGGGCGACACGGGTTGACGACGGCTGGGCCATCAGCCGCGTGGGATCTGGAGGAGTAAAGGGCTGAGGGTCGCCTACCGTCACCTCCACCTCTCCAGTGGGTATATTAGCAAGGACCTGGCGGACCGCCTCCTCCGAAGGCATCTTAACCGGTGGCAGGGGAAGCCCAAGCGCCTCCGAAGTCTGGACGCTTTGTTGCATCAGAGCCTGGTAGTACGCCTGCCTGCGGCGGTCCTCCTCCTCCTCTAGCTGCCGAAGATAGGCGTCCTTGTTCGCCAGCAGGGACCTGGTGGTACTAAACGAAGGATCTCTACCATGCCCGTTAGGCATTGGCTAGAGGGCCCCTACCATGAGGTCTCCACCAGGATCCCGTGCCCCCAGCCCGCCCATCGCGGCTCCACCTTGGCTGAGTCTTGCCGCCCTGGCTTCCTCGTCTAAGACCCACCCGTCCCCGGCATTACGAAGGACAGAGCCCTCTTGCGATCCAGGTGGCAAGCTAGCTAACGGCACTTCGGTTGTGCCCGAACCGTCGTCGGCTACCAGTACGGCGATGTCGCCTTCGATCCGATCAATAGCCCAGCTACCCGCCGCTGGAGCTCCAGCCTGGAGCGTATCACCAAGCATTGGCCCACCTACCTGAAGCGTGTCATCAGGCATCGCCCCAGGGCCTGGGATGTCCTGTTCGCCATAGGAAGACCCTCTTCCTATCCCCCCTGACCTGAACCCTTGGTCCAACGCTGCTGCGGGGATTCCTATGGGGGCTCCCGTGGGGGCTCCTCCCAGGGCTCCTACAGGGAGGGCTCCATCCGGCGGAGGCACGCCGCGATCCATATGTTCCCTGCCCCAGACGACCTCCAACGTTTCCCCTCGAACCTCAGCGATATCTAGTGCGCCAGCCAAGTTAGCGCCTTCCATCCAACGCTCACCGGCAGCATCCCTGACGTAGACATCCCCCAGTCCGACCCGATCTTTAGGTGTCATACCTGCTTTGGGCGTGGCCTTAGCCATTTCCTGTGCCGCCCGCATTTGGTACTCTTGCTGTCCCCGGGCCTGGAGCAGCGCGTCCTGGCCCTCTGCGGTGCTGGTATCGAAAGCCCTACCTAGTGTCGGCTCGAAATACTTGCTATCTCGGGCCGCCTGCTGCTCTAAGCCCAGAGGCAGACCACTGCTTGGGTCTATCCCCGCCGCTATATCAGCCTCTTGGCGTCCACGCAGGGCGGCGGCAGTCGCCGCGTCAGTGGCCATCGCCCTCCTATGAGGGTCAGACTCCGTATAGTCGCGGTCGGTAAGGTGCGCTATGGGCTGGTTTTCGCTGATCATTTGGATGATCTGTTCTCCAGTAGCCATAGGTGCGCCGGTCGTCTCATCTGTGCGAATGAAAGCGCCCGACTCGCTCTGCATTTCGTACCATGTGCTAGCCGCATCTTGCTGTCGCTGTGCTGCGATCTCAGTCTGCCCAGCCTCGAACCTATCTCGCGCTAGATCCTGCTGGTCCAGGGTGGCCCGGTTGCGCTCGGCTTCGAGGATGAGCCTTTGCGAGTCGTTGTCAATACGCCTGAGAGCCTGATCGTCCAACCTATTCTGACGGGCCAGCCTATAAGCGCGATCCACCCTGTCGGACTGCATCGAGGAGATCCTCATCAGGGCGTCGGCCATGCCCCCAAGGGCACCTCCGATTGCCTGGCCCGTGGTCGGTGGCCTATAGCCATAGCCTCCCTGCGTGGGCATTACCCGACTCTCCTGAGATAGTCGTCATACGAGGACACGCGCTCTCGATCCCGGTCTTGACCAAAGGCGTCCGTCATCGCCACATCAAACATATTCCCTGGCCCCCTCGATTGGTCGTATCGCCGTTGTTGCGCGACGTTTCCCTGAAGGTTGGCCAACGTGCCAAGGCCCTGGGTGAGCATATACGCCTTCTCCAGCGTAGACATATTGCCTTGTTTCTCCAGCAAATCCAACTGCCGCCTCTGAAACTCACTCATTGGTGCCTCAACGGCACCTTGGCCCAAGGTATCCGTAAAGGTTTGGGCAGTGGGGAGGGACTGCACCCCTTCCCTGATCTGAAATACTGGCTCCCCTCCGGCCATGCCTTGGGGCGCGTACCCCCCGTACCCCCCGCCAACTGGGCCTACGCGACCAAAGTCTGGCGGCATTGCCGCTCTCGGAATGGTACCAGGGCTTGGCGAGAATCCGCTGGCAGCTAATTTGTTGGGATACACTTGCTGTGCTTGGGCCATCGCCGCCATCGGATCGTACCCACCCGCCCCGACCGTTGCCGCTTCCCCTCCCAGCACCCCTGGGAGCTGCTCTGCCCCGACCGTTGCCGCGTCTGCCAGGGGGTCTGCGAACGCGCCCTGGAGCTTGTCTACGCCCAACTCGCCTAGCTTGTAGGTGCCGTAGCCTCTCGCCGCGTCCATCCCCACGCCGCTGACTTTTCCGCCGAAACCTTCCGCCGCTAGGGTGGACGGCCTAGCGTCGTCCTCTGGCCCGAAGTCCACACCAGGGATCATGCCGCCTATGGCAGACCCTGCCGCCGCACCCGGACCACTACCGAAATAGGCACCTACCGCCGTACCGATGTTTCGTGGGTCCAGGATGAACTCACCGACGTTGTGGTACCACTTATCTTTCCGCCCTGGGTACCTGGACTTTGTCGAGTAAAACGGGTCTACGGCCACGGTATGTCTCCTTGTTATTCCAGTCCTTCGTCGTCGATTGCTCCCTGAGCGCGTCTTTTAAGCGGACTCGAACTCGTCCCCCTCTTCCGGCCCCGGAACCGGCCTTCCCTGATCGTCGTACCATTTCAGATTACCCGTATCAAAGCTCCACTCCTTGTTCCACCCAGCATCGATCACCCAGTCAGGAGTGCCAGCAGGTGGTTCATCGGCGGTGGTTGTTTCGTCTTTCTCTTTCTTCCCGTCAGGGCCCACTACCCCCTCATCGTCGGTCGCGGGTAGAGGGTCCCAGCCGTAATTCCTTATGAAATCTTTCAGCTTGGTCGCGTCTAGGTCGCTCGACACGGCTGACATTATCATATCCAGGCGCTTGTCCTTGGACGCTAGCCTGAACTCTCTTTCTCTTTGCTTCAGGTCCTCTTCGGTAGTCCATGCCTTGAGCCCACGATCTTTGTCCCGCGCATCGTATTCGAGCTCTCTGGCGGCCTCAACCATAGCCCTCTCGTTATTGATGCCTGTGCGTTGGATGGCGTTGGCTTCTTCTCTTATAGCCTCGTCGCTCAAGCGCTGCTTGCTCAGTTCACCGAACTGCGCTTTTCGTGCTTCGGTCTGTTCTGTGAGCTCTGACCCTGCCTGAGTGATGTACGCTTTTCGTGCTTCGGTCTGTTCTGTGAGCTCGGCCTCCAACTGAGTGACTTGTGCTTTTCGTGCTTCGGTCTGTTCTAGGAGCTGGGACTCCCCTAACTCTATCCTCAGCTTCTCGATCTCTTTGTCCCACTTAGCTCGCTTAGTTGCTATATTTAGCTCACCCTCATTCCTCAGCGCCTCGACGTCCTTCGCCATCGTGTTTCTGGCGGCAGATATATCCTTCTCGCCCTGGATGCGGGCTTGGTTCATGGCCTTTTCGGCGGTTATGCCCTCCGACTGGATGCGGATGCGCTCTTTATCCATCCTCTCCGTCAATTCACGCTCAGCTAGCCTCCATGCCGCTTCGGTGTCTGTTCCCTCTTCCTGGAGATCAAGCGCCCTCTCTTCTATATGACGGTCTAGCGCACGCTCTTGCACCTGTGAAGCGATTGAACCTTCCTGTAGGCCCATCTCCGCCAAACGCCCCGCCACTCTGTCTGCGTACTCAGCCTTTCTGGCCTCTACCTGCTCTTTGTAAACGTCCTCCTCCAATCCAAGCCGGTCGGCGAACTCGCTCTGCTTAGCCTTTAGCTCGTCGTCGAACATATCCTGCTCAGCCAAGAGCCTGGCCTCATCCTGCGTTATGACCTGATCCGCCTGCCTGGCCTGCTCTACCCGGTCGGCAGTCCTTATCGTGATCTCAGCCTCGTCCCTGGCTTGCTGTAGATCGAGGTCTCTGCCAGACAGCGCCGCTTCCTGCTGGATCCTGAGCGTTTCGTTTGCGAGCCTTCCTTCCTCTATGCCCATTTCACCCAGACGCCGCTCTCTCGCCTCTTCGAGTACCTGCTGTTCCTGGTCCATGCTCTGCGTGAACTGCTCGTTCTGGATCTTCAGGCGTTCGCGGTCTATGTCGAAGCTCTCGCCCGCGAGCTTGGCTTCCTGCTCAAGCTGTTTCAGGCGGATGTCCTGTTCAGCCAGGTTTCTGGCCTCGTCTATGTCCAGACTTCGTCCTTCCGCGTCCGCCGCGTCCTGTTGCGCCTTCACCGCCAGGTCGAACTCGTCCTTCCTGATCCCGTATTCCTGCATCCTGGACGCTTGCACCTCGCCCAGCTCAGCCGCGAACTCAGACTTCACCCTCTCTTGCTCTGACTCGAACTGACCAGACTCGACTTCCATCTTGGCACGCCTAAAGGCCTCTTCGTACTCCATGCCCGTCTCTTGGAGATCGAGCGCCCGCTTTTGAAGTTCCGTTACTGAGCCGTACTGCCGCTCCCATTCGTACTGGGATTGTCCAAATTCAGCTTTCCAGCGCTCTTCGTTCACCAGGTCGCCACCAAGCGCACGCTCGAACTCAGCGGACTTGAACCCGATGTCAGCCGCGCTGGCCCTATCAGCCGCCCATGCGTCCGCCGCTGACTTGTTCAGCTCGTTGACGCGCTCCATACGCTGACGCTCGAAATCGCCAAGCATCCCCTTGCGGAGCTCGCCCTCGACGCTGCTACCGACCATGCCACGTTGGGACATGAACTCGTCGAGCTCAGTGCCCGCGTACAGCTTCTGCTGTTCGAGGTCGGCGTCGATCTGGCCGGTAATGTCTCTGATGAGGTCGCTGTCGTAGCGGCTTGGTGTCGCCATTGCCTCGCTTGCGAAGCCGCCTAGCTCAGAAGACATATCTCCTGCCGGGTAAGCACCTTCAGGTGTCTCGTATGTAGGTGGCTCGACAGGCGGCGTAATCGCAGGAGAGGGCGACGAGCCAGCGGCGAAGTCGCCCATATCCTCAGCCGTCGGTGGATATATTGTCGGTGTAGTGGTGTCTATGGCCATCGCTATGTACCCAGGTCTGCAAACACCATTTGATCAGCCCCCGTGGCTCCGTCAAACTTGGTATATGTGGTCCCATCCCCTTCCAGGAACACGGGAATCAGCCACAGGTAGTACCTGTTCGTCCCGTTCCTGGACACCGTAACGTCTTGTTGCCTGTTGCTCCTGCAATCCACCCTCGTAGAGCTCACATAGTTGCTGGCGCTGTACGTCGCGCCACCCTTGTCGGTCGCGGTACTCTGGACGTGGCTCTGAACCCACTGCGTGGCCCTTGAGCCCCTAAACCGGATATTCACGTCCGTGCCGGCGCCCGTGTCCTTGTGTCCAGTCAGCTCCACTCTTTGCTGGTTGTCGGAAATCGACAGCATCCCGCGAAGTATCGCGTCCAGCTCCTGCGGCAGGCCAGTAGGTATCCCATACGGCCCAGCCATTACCAGGCCTCCCTTTGTACGGCGGCTGCAAGCTCTACCGACCCTAGCTTGACCGGATCGGCGGACGCGATTTCTACTGGGATCGCTACCCCCTTGCCGCCCACCCTGGCCTTTTTGATAATGGGCTTGGCAGCTATCGGGTACGTCAGGTTGTGTGCCGTTTGGTCTGTCCCGTCGGCGCTTACCTTCACCGACACCGTGCTGGACTCCCGTTGCTGGGACGAGAGCCTGATGACACGAGCTTGCTTGCTCCTAAGAGGCTGTTTGAACAGGAACGGCCTGGTCTTGACTTTGAAGTTGATCACAGAGCCCCCAGTTCCGCCTGGAGCGGCGTTGTCCAGGTTGCCCGTCTCCATCATCCGCACAAACCCGTCGTAACTACAAGAGATGGGAGTCGCCACAAGCGCCGCCCCGCTCAAGTCTGCTACAAACAAGACAGAGGGGTTGCCTTCCTGGGCCGACGCGAACGCCAGGTAACCAGAATCCCCGATCTGCATATACTGACCGCCAACCGGTGCTGTCTGCAAATACCCGAAGAGCGTGTCTCCCTGGTCTTTGTCCCCGGTGGCACTGTGGGCTAGATAACTGTCGTCGTCGATATAAAGAGTGTCGTCGTCCGTCGCTATATATTGATGAAGCATCAGCGCCGGAGGCCTTTCGGCTGCGGGTGGCCTATACCCGATCATATAGTCGTTGATGTTCGTCGCCACAGGCACGGCGCAGATGTATTCGTGCTTCTGGGGCCAGTACAAGGCCGTGGGAAGCCCTGGCGATCCGTTAAGGGCCGACCAGTTGATGCCGTCGATGAAGTTCTGTATAGGGCGCGTCACCAGCGTTATCTCCCCGCCGATCTGGTAATGCTCTATACCTCTTTTACTGAGCCAGCATACACCTTGGTTGCCCACGGCCCTGATCGTCCTGTGCGCCACGCACCCGACTGAACGCGAGATACCCCTGGATCCGGCCTCGACTTCCAGCGTATTGAAACCGTAGCCTTCGATGTAGCCCGTAGACTCTTTCTTGAAAACCAGCAGTACGCTGCCTAGCTGGAACAGCCCAGTGACCTCCGCGTCTCCGTCGTGGCTCTGAGCTTTTACCGTCAGACCGTCTGGCGTGGCCCAGGTATCGATGTCGCCGACCTTGGAGGCAACCACGTCGATGCCGCTGTGTCCGGTGGCCCATAGGCGGTTACCGTGGACCGCCAGGTACTTCACGGTGTTGGGGATGTTGCTGATAACGGCCCAGCTCGCGCCGTTCCACTGGTAGGAGCTCGTGCCCCCGTTAGAGCAACAGAGCACGTTATACGCGCCCTCGCGCATTATGACCAGCGACCAATAAGACTCAGTGAGGCTGCTGGCTCGCTGGGTCCAGGAAGCGCCGCCGTTCTCCGACGTCAGCATTTTATCGCCAGCAAACGCCACCAACTGCTGGGTCCCGTCTGCTTTGTGATACTCGATGCCACCGTAGATGGTATCGCCGCTACTCAAGGCACTGGAATGAAGCTTTTCGGACCCGCCCCTTCGTTCAACTGTCTGCCCATCGAAAGACACACGGCCATTCAGCAATAGCTCGCACTCGTCAGGAAGATACTCGACCGGGGCCGCTGTATCGTTCATTCCGCGAGCAAATGTTAATTGCTGTTCGCTGACCATTACCGCCATGATTCTGTTTCACCAGTCCTGGAGGCCACGAGAAGTGCCATAATGAAAAGGCCTATGGGAGCGCCAACGAACAGCCCAACAACGAAAGCCATGAGGGGTGACAACCTACTCCTCCCCTTTCTTTTGAACTCTCAAGAGACCACCCATATCAAAGATCGTGTTGGCGGTCAGCTCGACGGCTGAGTTGCCGTCCGGGGTCCACCCGTAGGAATCTTCTCTTTCGTAGAGTGTGATCGGCTCGTCGAAATGCATCTCAGCCCCCATGAGCTCGTTGAAGGCCGCTACATAAGGGGCCCATCCAGGCATCTCCGATGACACCCGAGTCGCCGTAGCCTCGCCCTCTGCGGGGACCCCGTGCTCTTCTACCAGGCCCTTGTTCACCTCATTCACGTCGTCGATACGGCCTTGGATCCGCCGTTGTACTTCGACGATGCCAAGGGCCACCCTCATCGGCACCTTGGTGCTACCACACTCTCTGAGTGCGGCCTGAAGTGCTGCCAGGTCGCTGTTCCGAACCTTCACTACTCCGTTTTCCATTTCGCTCCTGTCCCTATTTCGTGTCATTAAAGACGGCGGCGATAAATATTTCGGGGTCAACCGAAGACGGCCTGGAGTGATCCCGCATCGTGCCGTCAGGATCTGGGACAGACCACACCGCGTTCACGGCTGGGTTCCCATCAGAATCATAAGATATCCCTACCCTCTCCAGGGTCTCTACGTCATGGGTGACGTTCACAACCTTACCAGACGGGAGCGCATTCGTTTTTTTCGACATCAGTTCGTCTCCAGTAGCGCGAGGGCTTCGGTGCCGCCCTTCAGGGTGGGGTTCGCTGCCACGAGATCACGAAGGCAGTTCTCCAGCAGCATTTGCCGTCCACCGACCTGACGGATCGCACCAGAGTGGAGCATGATCATTTTGGTCTGATTCATCATGCCGCGCACATTACCATCACCAACCTCTCGTATGTCGTGGAACAGGCCCTCGTCCTCAAAGAAAGCGCGGTCGTGCTTTATCACTTCACCGAAGACGCGCTGCACCCTGGATGGCGCGAGGTGTGTTTCAAGATCCTCAAGTATCCGCAAGTCGTTGTGTTTATCGTAAGCCACCCACTCAACATCGGCGTGGGCCGAACCCTCGACATCGAAGATGAAGCGAGTAGTGCTGAAGGCTTGTATCACAAGCAGGTTCTCATCGGCACCCGGCGTGGCATAGGTGTTGGAGCTTATGATGCCCGCACGCATGACTATCGCAGCAGAGCCAGAT